GGAATAGTGCCGGATCTAATCATTATTGATTATTTAGATCTAATGAAACCACACAGAACGTATGGTGACGTTCACGCAGAGATTGATGCCATTACCAAGGGCATTGTTGGTTTTGCTGCAGAGTTTGATACAGCCATATATACCGCCACTCAGTTGAATAGAGCTGGCTTAGTAGCAGACACACCTGACGAGGCTGGTATGGCTGGCTACATTGGTAAGCAATATCATGCAGATATGGTTATGTGGATGGCTCAGACTCGCGAGGAGCGGGAGGACGAGCTAATGCGAATACTTATGTCTAAGAATCGTAACGGTAAAATGGGTACTATTACCCTTGAGACTAACTTCTCATATATGACATTTTATAGAGAGTCCGAAGTAACTGAAACTAAAGAAGTTTTAGTTGATACCCCAGCTGTCTCTCTTGAGGATGCTCTTTTATCTAGTATTACTTCTTGACTATTTTCTACTTAGTATCTATAGCAAGTAAATGTCTAATAGTTTAAGAATCCTTCGTAAGGTTCGTACAGAGTTTGACTTTCAGTCCTTTGTAGAACTTACGTTTCCTGTTAAATATGCCACTAACGGAGAGATAAGGATATGCTGTCCTAAATGTGGTGACACTAAGTTTAAATGCTATGTAAACAATGATAAAAAGTACTTCAACTGCTTCAAGTGTGACTTTAACAGCGGCAACTATGATGTGTTCGACTTTGTAGCGGTTGGAGAAGGTATTACTCGTGCCCAGGCAATGCTTAGGTTAGCTAGGGAATATGCTGACGTAGCTAAAAGCTGGGAGGAGATCGTAGACTCAGCAGGAGTTCTAGAGGTTGAGGAAGATGAAGCAGGAGAGCCAAGCACTGTTAAGACTATAGAGAGTCTACCAGAGGGTGTTGTGCAGTTGTCTCTTGAGAAACCAGAAGAGCAAAAGCCCTTCTGGGACTACCTTTCTTCTAGAGGTTTGACAGATAAAGAAATATTGGACATTAGTACTCATTGTGTACCAGATGAGCGTGTATATCTGTACGATACCAATAGTAGACTAAGGGGAAACATAGGACACAGAATAGTTTTTCCTGTATATGGAAAAGGTAATAAGTTGGTGTCCTGGCTGGCTCGTTCTATAGATGGGGCTGAGCCTAAATATTTTAATGCCCCTGAGTCTGAGATTAATAGAACCTTATGGCCCTTTGCCCCTTGTAAGGGACACCTAGCTGTGTTGGTAGAGGGGGTTCTTGATGCTCTTGCAGTTCGTAGGGTTGGGTTTGGGGCGTATGCCACTTTTGGCAAGAAGATTTCTTATGATCAGGTTTCTTTACTAAAGGACTGGGGTATTACTTCAATAGTATTATTCTGGGATAAGAAAGACTCCAAGAAAGAAATGATAAGAGCCATTGAATCATTGAAACTTCATTTTAAAGAAGTCCTAGTCCCAGACTTTACTATTTGGCCGAAAGACAGAGACTCTGGAGATACGCTTAGCTGGGAACCAGGTGCTGCTTTGTTGAAAGATATGTTGACTAATCATTTACTTGATGTTAACTCTTTAGAGTTCTCAACGTGGCAGTTACACTAAAAGGAATATTATGGAAGATATTATTGTACAGTTTTGTAGGACAAAACAAGAAGCAGTATTACCAGCCAAGGCGCATGACGACGATGCTGGTTTTGACCTTTATGCTGTTGAGAGATACGTGTACCTATACCCAAATGAAATTGTAACTTTAGATACAGGATTTACTATTGCTATTCCTGATGGATATGTAGGGCTTGTGTGTTCTAGGTCAGGATTAGTAGCTAAGAACGGTATAGTTGTTCATAACTCTCCAGGTATTATTGATGCAGGATACAGGGGAGATTTAAAAGTAATATTGTACAACTCTTCTGATGATGTATTCACTGTTAATACAGGAGACCGAATAGCTCAGTTATTGATTCAAAAGGTATTACCAGTTAGGGTTGTTGAAGTAGATAAGTTAGATTATACAACAACAAGGGGAGAAAAAGGCATTGGAAGCACAGGACGATAATCTCATTGAAACAAAGTACCAAAGAGTGGGACATATCAACGAAGGAAGGTTATGTGATACTCTTGCATCCTACTGTGCGGCTAAGCTGCCAGGTACTGTGTTACCTAAACGGTGGAAATATGATTCTTCAGATAAGTTTGTAAGTACTTTTGGGAAGGAACCACATTGGGCTATTACAAGAAGTTATCATTGCTATTTGGTAGAGGGGCACCATGTCTTTAGAGTGTGGACTGACGCTGGTAAGAAGGCTGCTTGTGTGGACGTTCCTAGCCACCTTGCTGCCGCTATTAGTCTTACCCATGATGTTGTACCTATACCTCCTGGTAGTTTATTTAAATGTAGGCCCCTGACACACAGGCTTAAAGTAAAAACTGTTGAAGATATGCAGGCTGTTGTGTCTATGGTTAAAAGTATATATGGTGTGTAATATATGAGTTGGATAGTTAAAGATTTTGTGTGTAATAGTTGTGGTGAAGTTTTTGAGGAGCTATATAAGAGGGGGAAAGAGGATGAAGTAAACTGTGTGTATTGCCTCTCCCATAATACATCCCTAAATGGTATCTCAGCCCCAGCGTTGGGTACTTTTAGTATGGCAGACGCAGCTGGAAGGGCCTCTATCCTTAAAAAGAGGTCAGAAGACCATACTAGGCAGACTGTTTTAAAGAATGCTGATAGGTTTGGTGCAGCAGGTTACCAGCGTAGGAATGAATATTTAGGTAAGAAGTGAGTTCTGATGCTTGAGGGATGGGACTATGACGTTATTAATCAAGTTCCTTTTTCAAAGAAGAAGGGCCTTTCTGATTCTAACTTGTATATAGTAAATACCCAACAGGAGTGGGATACTTTCTTTGGTCTTCTAATGACCAAGAAGAAAGTAGTGTGCGACACTGAGACCACTGGCTTTGAGTATTACTCTAATGATCGTATTATTGGTATGTCCTTTGGTTGGGACAAAGACCATTTTTACGTTCCTGTTCGTCATATAGCTTCTTTTACTGGTGGTGAACCTCCTCCTCAGTTGGACATGGATGTTATTCGTCCAGACCTTCAGAGGTTCTTTGCTAGAAAAGACGTATTTACTACTTGGCATAATTTCAAGTTTGATGCCCATTTCTACAAAGCTGATAATATAGATATTCTAACTCCTATTCATGATACAGTTATTCTTTGGCACTTGTATGACGAGAACGCCCCTAAAGCTCTCAAAGTAATATCATCTGGTTGGGTTGATGATATGAAGAAAAGACATAAGGGTCTTTTTGGTAAAGCAGCCGTAGTTAAAGAGAAGGAAGTTAGTGACTGGCGTTCTCAAGAAGCTAAGGCTAGAAGAGACCATTATAAACATCTAATACTAGCTAGAGCTGATGAGCTAAAGTTTGATATAGCTCATCAAGGTAAAACTAAAATAGCTTTAAAGAGATGGATTATAGAAAACGAGCTATCAGGTCATTCTTACAGAGAGGCTAAGAAAGATGATATTCATTATGGGTATGTCCCCATACCTTTGATGACTGAATATGCAGCTATGGATACTTTCCTTACCCAAGCTGTATTTGACAAAACCATGAAGGAGTTACTTTTAACTGAAGAGTTAGTTAAAGTTTATACTAATGAGATAAAGCTTTCTAAGGTTCTCTTTCATACAGAGGAGCTTGGTGCTCGAATAGACGCACAGTATCTTGTCAGGCTGGAACAAGAACTTACCAATGAGTGTGATGCATATAAGCTGATGATTTATCAACAGCTAGGTAGTAATATCAACTTAAAGTCAGCTGACCAACTTTCTACTGCATTTGAAAAGCAAGGTATTACTCTTACCGAGAAGACCAAGGTTGGAAAGAATGTAGTTAATAAGAAAGTATTAGATAAACTAGCTTTGGATCATCCTGTAGTAAAGGATATTTTGTACCTTAGAGGTACAGAGAAGATCCTGAATACATATGTTAAGGGTATACAAGGCAACTTAGATATACGTTCATGTATTCACATGAACTTCAATCAGAATGTTACTACAGGCAGAATGTGTTTAGTAGCAGGAACCAAGATACAAATGCCTTGTGATAGGGTACAGTTTCCTAACGGCAAGAACATTGAGGACGTGAAAAAGGGAGACTTGGTTTATTGCTATGATGAAGATGGTATGTTGCACTTACGCAAGGTTCTATGGTCGGGCTCTCGTGGCGTGAAGAATGTAATACGTCTTAACTGGAAAGGTCAGGGCAATAAGAATACTGGGAGTATTACTCTAACTCCAGACCATCGTGTTAGGTTGTTCGATGGGTCTTGGGTTGAAGCAAAGGATTTGAATGAAAATGATAGAATAATGTCCCTATCTGTTAATGTAAAACCTACTGGATATATTCATCTATATGGGAGGCATTCTTTTGATATTAGAGAGAATATCTTTGTTGCTAATCAAACTGGACTTATTGGTGAAGTAATACACCACAAAGATGGAAATAAAGTAAATAATGACCCCTCTAACTTAGAAGGTATGTCAAAACAAGAACATTCTAAGCACCATACAGATATTCTAGATGTAGAGGAACTAAGGGAAAGAGGAAGTAGATTACACACTAAAGAAGCTATAGAAGCTCAACGAAGGTCAATCCGAAGTGGACCTGAGAATGATTCTTGGAAATCAATATCTAAAAGTACTTTACTACGTTGGGCAGCCATGTTCCATGGTAAGCCTACTGAGATAATGAAGTTTAGTGGTATGGATTATGAAGTTCTTATGAGAAAATATGATCTATATAATATAGATCTTAAGGACATAAGAAAACGTTATAGTGATAAAGTAGGATACATTTCTCCTAAAAGAGTAAAAGAAGCTCTTTTGTTAACTCAACCAGAATCTTACTCAAGTTTGGGGGTAGGATATTATAGATTTAAAGAGTTAAGAGATTTCTATGGTTTAAGTTCAAATCATACAGTGGAGTCGATAGAAGTTCTTAATATATCATTACCAGTATATGATTTAGAGGTAGAAGAGTATAATAACTTTATTGCTAATGAATTATGTGTGCATAATAGTTGCTCTAATCCGAACGTTCAAAATGTACCTCGTGGTGATACTCGTATTAGGAAAGCCTTTATTTGCCCAGAAGAGTATTACTATATCTTTGCAGACTATTCTCAGATTGAGGTAAGACTTACTGCTCATTACTCAGAGGATCCAATTATGTTGGATGCCTATGCTCGTAATCAAGATATTCATACTCGTACCGCTTGCGAAATGTTTGATCTACACTATGATGAAATGGTAGAAGTATTAAAGAATGAGAAGCATGAAAACTTTAATATGTTTGATAGCTTTCGTTCAACAGCCAAAACTATAAACTTTGGTATCATCTACGGGGTAGGTGCTCCAGGTTTGTCTCAACAAATAGCTAGACCAGAACGTTTTAAAGATGCATTAGAGAGTGAGTGGATTGGCGCTTGCCAAGATTACATTAATCAGTACTTTTCTAAGTATAGGTATGTAAAACGATTTATTAGTAGGTGTAGGCGTGAGGTTAAAAAGGACGCTCAGATAGTAAACTATTTTGGTAGGATTCGTCATTTGCCCTCTATAAATGCCCGTAAGATAATGGGGGAAGACTTTAACTGGCTATCAGGAAAAGCCGAACGGCAAGCTGCTAACTTCGTGATTCAGTCTACTGCAGCTGACGTGTTTAAGTTTGCAACTGTCCGGGTGGCTGAAGAAGTGTTTAACGATACTCAATCTTATGTTGTAAACCTTGTGCACGATGAGATTCAGTCTTACGTTCACAAAGATGAATTACACTTGCTAAATAAGAAAAGGGATGTTATGGAAGACTTTAACTTTTTAGTCCCATTGAAGGTAGACTTTGCTTTTTCTACCTCTAGTTGGGCAGATAAACAAAAACTCAAAGGATAATACAATGATTGATGATGAACTAAATCTAGTTGAAGCGTTTAAAATCGGTAGTAATACTTTTCCAAATAAACTTAATGAACATTTGGATCTAAGAACCAAACATATTGACACTTGTTTCTGTGAACATTCGGAGCTATTTGCTTGGTACGCTACAGCATATGAGCTAGCTTTGTATACAGAGCTTCATCTGAAAGAAGAGCTAGCTCGTTTATATGCCAGGGCTGACCATAAAGCTCGCATGGACTCCAAAATGAGTGGGATTAAACTAACTGAAAAGATGGTTGAGAATACAGTCATAACTTTCCCAGAGTATGTTGATAAGCAAAATGAATATTTTGATTCTAAGCTCAATACGGGCTTGCTTAGAGCTGCTAAGGACGCTATGATTCATCGTCGCGATATGCTAATCCAAATGGGAGCAACATATCGGGCAGAGGGCCAGTCGGACCTCAAACTAAAACAACAAGTAATAAAAGGTAAATAACATGTCATTTCTAGATAAAGTAAGCGAACAAAAGAAACGAACCGAAGAACAACTAGCTAGGGGAGGCGGAGTCAGGTCCTCAGCCAAGTTCTGGAGACCTGAGAATGGGGATAACAAGATTCGTGTTATGCCTCAGTGGAAAGATGGCTTAGATGGTGAGTTCTGGAGGGAAGTTGCACAGCATTGGAACGTCACGGACGACCAAAAGGGTCCCATTATCTGCCCAAAGGAAACCCCAGGTTTGGAGGGGGAATGTCCTA